TGCTATTTATGAGGACGAAGATTTAGCAATAAAAGCAGGTGATGAAGAGTATGTTCATAAGAACTACGAATTCTTTGGTTTAAAATATAATTAAGATGGTTACAGTATCGGATAAAGCACTTGAACACGTTGTTGAATTAATGATGCAACAGGGAATGACACCAGACACCCATTTTCTTCGTGTTGGCGTTAAAGGAGGTGGTTGTAGTGGATTATCATATGCGATGGATTTTGATGACACAATCACAGACATGGATGAAGTCGTTGATTTAAACGCGTTGAAGGTGATTATAGATAAAAAATCGGTTTTATATCTCTACGGTACTGAATTAGATTATTCCGATGGATTAAACGGAAAAGGTTTTAATTGGATTAACCCACAGGCAAGTCGAACTTGTGGATGTGGAGAAAGTTTCGCTCTTTAATTTTTTTTAACAATAAAACATATCACTATGCTGGATCTTACACCAGATGACATCGAAATCAACCCTAAAGAAAGTAATGACACTAAAAAACCCAAACCTCAAGACGTAACATTTTGGGAAAGTTTAGATTATCTAAAAAAGTGTAGAGATATGTTATCTATACACGAGGAGAATTACATTAACAACATGGCTTACAAATATAAACACTTAAGATAATGAAGGTATTAGAATTATTTGCTGGTAGTAGATCAATAGGTAAAGCTGCCGAAGAAATTGGTATGGAAGTATTTTCATGTGATCTAATTGATTTTGGTGGTATAAACTATGTCGCAGATATCAGAGAGTTTGATTACTCTAAAATACCATTTGTGCCAGATGTTATCTGGGCGTCACCACCTTGTACTGGATTTAGTGTTGCAGCTATTGGTCGTAATTGGAATCACGATAAGACACCCAAGACGGACACCGCTAGATTAGGTATTGAATTGGTAAAAAAAACCATTGAGATTATAAATCATTATAACCCCAAACATTTCTTTATTGAAAACCCAAGAGGTATGTTAAGAAAGATGCCGATTATGGAGCAATTCAAAAGACATACTGTCACTTATTGTCAGTATGGTGATGACAGAATGAAACCAACAGACATCTGGACTAATAGCGATATATGGGCACCAAAACCAGCGTGTAAAAATGGTGACCCTTGTCACGTTGCAGCACCTAGGGGATCTGTCACAGGAACCCAGGGTTTAAAGGGTGCATATGAAAGAAGTAAAATTCCTCACGAACTTTGTTCAGAAGTTTTAAAAAGTTGTCTCGTATATGAAAATCAAACATCCGTTAGTTAAAGGTAGGGTTGTTGAAATAAAACCAAGAATATATTGTGTTGAAGTAGATGACAATTATGATAGAGCAATGTTGTTCTGTCGTTATCAAGAGTTCTACGAATCACCATATAAAGAATTCAGAGGTAAACCATTCACGTGGATGGAGTATATGCGTTTTTATAAAAATGCGTGGAAGAAAAATGTGTTTACATATCCACATGATTGGGTAGGTTACAACATACCCAGTAATATTGTTGAAAAAGCTAACAACGTTTTTTACAAAGAAACTGAATACGATGGAATAATGAACGACATTTATTTTCATTGTACTATAGATTCACAGAATAAAAACGATGGAACTATGTGTGATTGGTATTTGATTGGTGCAAGTAGTAAGGATGTAAGAACCCTAGACCACGAAATTGCTCATGGTTTATACTTCACAAATAAAGAATATAAGAAGTCGGTTGATAAACTTATTAAAACAATTAAATCCAAAAATTACGATTCATTAAGAAAGAAATTAATGAAAATGGGTTATGCTGATGATAAGAAAATCATCGATGATGAAATTCAAGCATTCATGTCCACTGGATTGTATAATACACTAGATAAAAAATGCTTTCAACAGTACGAAAAGGTGTTTATGAAGAATTTTAAATTATTTAATAAATCTTAAAAAAATACTATTTTCTTGATATATATGTATTAGAAAAAACATATCAATGCAAGAAGAGTTCGTTCCTTATCATCAGCACCTGTTACTTAAATGCTGGATAACAAACCCACCAAAAGAGGTTGAGGTTCTTAATAAATGGTTTATCGATTTAGTACACAAAGTCGGTATGGTTGTTGTCGGTGGACCAACTAGTGTTTATGTGGATTATCCTGGAAATGAAGGTTTGACTGGAACAGTTACATTAGCAACATCACATTCATCTATTCACATATGGGACCACTATGAATTACCAATGGCTCAGTTCGACATTTACAGTTGCAAGTGTTTCACGTTAGAAGATGTTTTAAACCAATTTAAACCATGGGGTATTGTTAAAGCTGAATGGGTTATGATTGATAGAAACACAAAGCCAACAATAACCCACGAAGGTGTTTGGGTGTGCGGGCCATCCGATTTATAGATTTATATTGTCTGGTATTTTACGTATCTTTGACATATTAACAAATAAAAATATGAAAGTTATATTTCTGGATCACGATGGTGTGATTTGTTTATCGACCGAATGGGGTGGTAGACACAAGAAACAAAAAAAGGTTGGTAGGAAACTAACCCAATCGGTGGAGTCGTTACCTGTCGATGCACGCTTTGATAACTTTAATAAAAAAGCTATTGATGTATTAAATGAAATATTGGAAGAAACTAGCGCTGAAATTGTTATCTCATCTGATTGGAAAAGATGGGCCACTGTTGAGGAGATGGGTGAATATTATGAGTCACAGGGAATCAAAAAGAAACCTATAGCGTTCACTAAGAATTTAGCTGAATGCGATGTTCCTCAAAACTTCATATGGTCCCGTCAATGGGACCTAGAACAGTCAAGATCCTTAGAGATTAACCAGTACCTACAAGACCATAAAGAAATCACACATTGGGTTGCTGTGGATGACCTGAATATGGGTATCCCACAAACACACGATACTTGGGGAGATATGGTTATGGACTGGGGATTAACTAACTTCGTGTTAACACCAAAAAGTATTGAAGGAATTAAACAAACAGGAATTAAAGATAAAATTTTAAACTTTTTAAACAATTAAATTATATGGAATATATTCTACCATTTGCTATTATGTTTATCATCGTCGGGTTCATCTCTTGGAGATGGGTTGTCGGTATTGACTATATGAAAGAAAACCATCCCGATTATAAGGGAGAAGATTTTTTAAATTGGGGTGATGACGATAATGACAAGAATCAAATCATGTAATTAAATCAATTTCTTTTTCTAGATATTCTTTTAGAACACTATTACCATATGGCGATAAGTGTTGATCGTTTATATCGGAGCCATCACAAATCCTTAATTTCTTTTCTTCAGCAATTCTACCAAATAAAAATTGTCTAGGTTCAAATTCGATAAAATTAAGTTCTTTTAATTTATCATATAGAATATTATCTTTTCTTTTTATCAGTGTTTCCTCAACACATAATGAATCCCAAAGATAGTTTATATATTTATATCCTTTCTTCTCAATATAAGCGTTAAAAATTTCAACATCCTTCATAAATTTTTTAAGATACACTTCTTCATCATATATGTTCATTATGTAATATTGATAAAACCCTCCCAATGTTTTATCTGTAAATTCCAATCCAAATTCACAGTATTCATTAGGTGGTGAATGGAAGTTACCATCAAATCTCAATTTATTTTCACCAATTGGTAAATATAAACGTGAAATATAAGAATATTGGATAACCAATACTGTATCTTTTACTTCTGTATGGAATGGTTTATCCGAATCACATATAAAATCATAAACATCTTCCATAATTTTATATGGTCCAGCACCACTATGTCCGGCTAAATGGTTTTTTGTTTTTGTAAATGAACTAAAGAAACCACTCCTAGCTGTGTGGGAATCTCCAAAAAAAACTAGATTTTTCATATAACATATATATCTTTGGTCATATTTATATACTATGAGAGTAATAATATCAGAAAACCAATTAAAAAAGGTCCTTAAATCATCTTTAAACGAGAATGATGGTAAGGAAATTTTGGATAAAATACTATCTTGGACCAAAGATAAGATAAATCAAGTAGAAAAACTATTTGATGACCCTAAAAAAGCGGATAAATTAGATGTTGATGTTGATAGTTATTACAACAAATTGGAAGCAATTAGTGGACCAATCGACCAGCAACAACGCGGTGGTTTTAAGTTTCAAGAAAGTGTTGAAGCGGTTCAAATAGGTTTAATTTTATTAGATTATAAATTACCTAGATTTGGTGTGGATGGTTTATTTGGACCAGAAACAGCAGAAGCGGTAAATAAATTCAAAGAAGATAATAATATAGCGGACATTTCATTGAACGAAGGGTTCATTAACGCTGGGTCAACAAACTATTCAAACTTAAAATTCTCATCAAAATCTAGTGGCGACAATCTTAGTCAAGCATTATTAGATGATATTCAAACTGCAGCATCAAGTGTTAATGTGGTTGCAAAGGTAACAACAGCAAATACTGGTCACAGTTATTTAACAACAACCGGAAATGTGAGTAGACACACCAAAAACATTGCGGTAGATATTGGTTATTTAAATGGTAAAGTTTGTAGTGCTAAGGGACCAGAATATGATTGTGGTTCATTTAAAACCGACGGTGACAAATTAAAAGACGCTTTGGTTTCTATGGGCTACGTTTGGAACAAAGAAAAAGGTAATCAAAAAGCCGTATTGTGGCAGACATATATTGGTGGTAATCACTATAACCATTTACACGTTTCTAACAACGGCGAAGCTAGCGATGGACCTGTAGATGTTGCATCTGCTGCTGTTGGAGGTGCCGCTGTTGCAATAATTACTGTTGATATGGTTAAGACCATGATTAGTAAATTACAAGCCGGGAATTTGGTTACAAGAGAAACATTAAAAACACATGTTGACCCTGCAAAAGTAACTGGTGGCAATGAAGTTTTCACCGACTTAGATTTAACAACACCAGAAGGTTATAGTGCTTATAGAAAAATATGCGATAACTATATTGCAACAAGAAACCCATCAGGACCAATCACTGGAACAATGATGGCTGACGGTGCAAAAATGGCTATGGAGAAATATAGAAAGTATGTTCCACCAGAATTAGCGTTAGCTCAAATTACTGTTGAAGGTGGGTTAGCTACCGATTATACTAACAAACCACATAGAACCAAGAATCCGTTTAACGTTGGTCAAAACAAAACAATCAGTAATCCACAACCAACTTACCAAGCAGGTATTGATATCTACTATTCATTAATTGCTAGAAGATACATGACGAATGGTAAAACTGCTAGTAATTTGATTATGGACTTTAAAAACGATGAAGGATCTGCATATGCGGACGCCGGCTACGAAAGAGCACTTACAAGTTTAATCGCTAGCATAAGAAAGAAAAATGAATCAATTTACAAAGAATTAGCCGTATAATGAGATTAATACTATCAGAACAACAATATCAAAGGTTAATCCTTGAAGCCGACAAAAGAAGTGTCATAATGAGTTCACTTGGTTTTAACCAGGCATGGGCAGATGCATTTCACCGTATAAGTGACAAGGTATCTGTTTGGATTGCTGACGCATATCTAAAAGAAATGTTACAACAAGTTCCAAAACTATCTGAGATGGATGATGCTGAACATAGAACAATGGTTATTGGAAGGATAAACGAACATTCACCACAAAACGAGAGATTTTGGTCAGAGATGATGCCAAATTTCAGATATATAATGGACTGGTTAAGAGGTACTAATGGCACTGTTAATTTAAGAAACTACAACTACCGTAATGCTTTAGAAGGTGCAACTGATTGGCACAATAGTTTAAGCGTGGAAGTTCAAATTAATTTCAACGAAACCAATGAAATATTTATTGACTATAGAGATAGTAGAGGTATTGGTTTTTATTGGGCTAACTTAGGAACTAGAGAATGTTCAGATGAAAAAGCTAGAATGGCTCATTGTGGTAGAGCTTCTCACGGTGTTTTATTATCATTGAGAGAGATTACGTCAAATGGTAATGGTGAATCACATGTGACCATAGATTATGATCAAGGTATTTTATATGATTTTCATGGGAGAGCTAATAGTAAACCATCATCAAGATACCATAGATACATTGTTGATTTCTTAAAGAACACAATATATCCAGTTAACAAATTAAGTTCTAGTGGTGTTCATAGATACCAAGATAACTTCCATTTAGCAGATTTAACTGACGAACAAAGAAGAGATGTTTATGCTAGTAACCCATCATTGAAATATGATATTGAAAATGAAAACACTTGGCCGGAGATTATTGCAGCCATTCGTTCTGGTGAATTAAATATAAACAACTACACATTCCTTATCGCGTTAGCTTTAATGCGTTTATCTGAATATGACCCAGAATTTATTGCAAAATATGATGTAGAAATGCAAACATTATTTAATGCATTTGATACTAGTGAAAACGTGTTACCAACTGAGGAGGCAAAGAAAATATTTATGAAGATATATGGTGAGCGTCTTATTAATTATATGAACACCGATGAAGGTTTTGAAGAATTAATACCTACCACTAGTAAGTTTAAAGGTATTCTTAGAAGAATTAGTATGGAGTTCATTAACGTTTACCAACAGTTCTGCCCATTAATTGATAAAGGTTTTAGAAAGTGGGAAAGCGAGTTAGCTGATTTATTATCCACACCTAGATTAAGAAAGAAAATATTAAGATGTACCAATGTTGTTGATTTTTTAAATCAATACTCTGACTTCTCAACATTTGATAGTGAAGGTAATGCTTTAGTTAGAATTGACGATGAAAGTGGTGAATGGGGAATGGTTAACAGCCAAAACGAATTCATTGTTGAACCAGATTACATTGCATTAAACTATAGTCCAATGGATAGAGATAAATTAATATTAATTGGTAAAAAACGTGACGGGTCTTTCTGGAAGATTAACTTAAGAACAAATGAAATAAAGCAATTAGCTGCTCGTTCTTAATAACTTAATCGTCCCTTAACTGGGGCTGAAACGTGCCCATCAGAAAGTACTAACATACCATCTTGATATGGTAATGTTTCGTTAGTGCCGGCAATAAACCAATCACCTTTTTTCTGGAAGATGTAAACATTACGACAACCTAAAAATTGATTTAATCTGTCTTTAGTTGTCCTTGTTTCCCAACCACCAGTGCTAACAGTTAAAACACCAGTTGGGTCCATCTTAACAATATATGTTCTGTGGTATTTTATACCGATTGTAAACTCATCAATTTGTTCAACAAAAGTATTGTGTCCAATTTTCTTGGACGATTTTCCGCCTAGATATTCAACTAAATCGTTGAAATCGGTATAATGACATGCTAATTTAGCTTCATTTAAATGAATTTTACCCACCAAATTCATTACTTGCTCTTCTGTTAAAATGATTTTTTTGCCCATAATAATATAAATATCACAACATTTTTGTTTTTTAAAGTATTTTCCTATATATTAGTCAAATGATAGAAAAAATAGACAAAATATATGTTTATTTGGATGATATTCGAACACCTACATCCAATAATTGGATTGTTGTAAGAAATTACAAGGAATTTGTTGATATCATTAATGAACATGGATTGGATAACATTGAAGTTATCTCATTGGATCATGATCTTGGTGAGACGGCTATGATTGAATATTACAACAATGTAAAAAAGAATTATGTTTTAGAGTATAGTAATATTGAGGAGAAAACCGGATATGATGCTTGCAAATACCTTGTGAGTAAAAGTATGGAAACGGGAATACCACTTCCTCAAATATATGTTCACTCCGCAAATCCAATCGGTAGCGCTAATATGATGGGGTATATTAACAATTACTTTAAGAATTGCAGAACCCCTCAAACATGTATACAAGCAAGTACGCCACACACAGTTGATGAATCCTTATACTTATCCCCTGAAGCTAGAAAAGCAAAATGGGATAGAACCAAAACAGAAGAATAATGACACATGGATCGTTTTTTAGTGGTATAGGTGGCTTTGATTTAGCCGCTGAATGGGTTGGGTGGGAAAATAAATTTCATTGCGAAATTGAGCCCTTCTGTCAAAAAGTTTTAAATCATTATTGGCCGGATGCGGAATTATTTGAAAACATAAAAACAGCAAATTTTGAAAAATATAGAAATAAAGTCCGAGTTATTAGTGGAGGATTCCCATGTCAACCATATTCAATCGCGGGTAAGCGACTTGGTAAGGAAGACGATCGTCACCTCTGGCCTTTCATGCTTGAAGGTATTAGACAAATCAACCCAGATTACGTCGTGGGCGAAAATGTTTTTGGCCTCACTAGTTGGAATGAAGGATTGGTCCTCGAAGAGGTGTGTCTTGACCTGGAAAACGAAGGTTACCAAGTACAACCGATTATTGTTCCAGCTGCAGGTGTCGGTGCTCCGCACAAAAGAGATAGAATCTGGATCGTGGCTTCTAAAAACACCAACAAAAATGGATGGGGAAGTTTCAAGCGGAAAATCCAATCCAGTTTCGGGGAACAGTGGGACCTTAGCACAGGAGATTATGAGTGGTTATCAACCGACGATGAAGAAGTTGGGGCTACTACCGACGCCAACAACACAGGAGATAGAACATCCGAACGCAATATTATCACCAACGGGTCGCAGAGTAGCGCGCAATGGGGAAACTCACAGCTTGAATCTGGCGGACATGGCGATAAGAGGAATGTTACCGACAGTAATGGCGAGAGATTTCAGGGGAGCGAGATCATTGGAAGCGTTGGAGAAATCGGGCAGAGGGAAAAACAATTCCCTCCCAGATTATTACGCACAAACTGGGAAGAGTTCCCAACTCAATCCCCGATTTGTACTGGAGATGATGGGCTTCCCAGCGAATTGGACGGAATTGCCGTTTCAAAATGGAAAAAACAAACAATAATGGCATCTGGTAATGCTATTGTTCCTAACATCGCATACAATATATTTCAAGTAATTCAACAAATGGATAAATTAACAGTATGAAAAAAATCATTGGCTTGTTTCTCATAACACTATTCTTTTCTTCTTGTAATCCCCGTTTGTATATTATTGGTAGTGGTATGAGATATCACAATCTTTCACAAAACAAATATCAACCCAGTAAACATAGAAAGAAAGTAAATGTTGGCTCAAGTCGATATTCACCAGTATGGTTTATACTAAGAAAATTTTAAAATAAAAAAATATGATTTACGTATCAATAGACATCGAGACATCAGGTCTTGACCACGAGAAACACAAAGTACTATCTATCGGTGCAATCATCGAAGATACTGAAAAGAAATTACCATTCGATGAGTGTCCCAAGTTCAACGCCATTGTTCTTCAAAATGATATTGTTGGTTCACCTAGAGCGTTGGATATGAACGCTGAAATCATTCACTATATGAGTGAGTATATGGAAGCAAACAAACACACTGAACTGCAAGCTGAATACAGAAGATTATCTGGGTATGAATTTTATAAGGAAGATGAAGTGGTTGCGGAATTTTATCGTTTCCTTTTTGGAAATGGATTTGGGTATGAATTAGGACCTGGTGATTTTGTTAACACCATTTATGGTGTTGATTATCCTGCGATAGGTGGTAAAACAAAACCAATTACATTAAATGTTGCGGGTAAGAACTTTGGAACCTTTGATAAATTATTCTTACAAGAACTTCCTTGGTGGCAGAAGTTAATTCGTACTCGTCAAAGAGTATTAGACCCAGCAATTTTAATGGTTGATTGGAAGAATGATACGTCATTACCAAACTTAATGACTTGTAAAGAACGTGCTGATATTCAAGGCATTGTGACACATAATGCATTGGAAGATGCTTGGGATGTTATTGAGGTTCTAAGAAAATTTTATTAATAATAATATTTTTTTTGTTTTTAATAAAAAAATAATAATTTTACACCATAAACAAATTTAATTATGCAACAAGTAACATTAAACAAAAACAGTTGGCACTACAAGTATTATTCTACAGTCGTAGGTGATTACGCACCAAAATCTTTATGTCCATATTTCTGGACTATGGTTATTTTAATCATATTATCTCCACTTTTTCTTATTGTAATAGGGTCAATAAAATTTATGGATAAACTCATTAATTTTTTTGATAAAATAACAATCATTAAAAGTAAAAAAGAAGTAAGAGAGGTTAAAATAAAAACCGAACAAGAGTGGGATGTGTGGTTTGATGAACAAGAAAAAATAGCATTAGCAAAGAGAAAAAGATGGGATAATATATCACATAAATTTTCGTTAGTATTTGGATGGGTTATAGTTCCATTAATATTTGCCTGTGCGATTTGGCAGGGTTACAATTTAATTGTAAAGCACGGTATAGTACCAATTATAGTTGTTCTTTTAATTATATTAGTATTTGTTGGCGTTATATGGGGGTTCATCTGGGTTGCAAATACATATGCGAACAAAACTGGTAAACATTTAATGACATTTTTTAAGTTTATAAATCCACTCAGATTTAAATTCGTACAAATCATTGGTGAAATGATTAAAGCGTGGTATACTAAAGCGTGCCCATTAATTACTTGGGAAGGTAAAAGTCAGGACGAATTAAATTTTATTGGCAATGACTAAATTTTTTGAATACAAAGAAGTTAAGCACGTTGATTATATCAAGATTGACGAGATGAATTTATTGGGTCGAGAAGGATGGGAACTTATTTTATGTGATGCTGGTTCGTATATCTTTAAAAGAGAAATCACAGACACACTAAAAAATGATCCATGGGGTGATATTGGTATAGAAAAAAATAAACCATTTCAATATGAATAAGCGAAACTACGATGGTGTTGATTGTGCCTGTGGATTTTTTACAATGTCCGCAATTATTTTAACAATCATAAAAATGAATTTCTATGATGAGTTATCTTGGTGGACTGTTACACTACCAATCTGGGGACCAACTGTTTTAGTTAGTTCAGTTGTTCTTTATTTTTATTGTTTAACAAAACTAAGTGATTTAGCTAAAAGGGAATATAAGATAAAAAACAATGGGAATTAATTACTATCGCATACCAACACACGAGGAGATGGAAGCTCGTAAACAAACCTTAATTGGTTTTATAACTAATCTTGAACTATCTCCCGAGAATATTGAAGGTGGGTTTAAATTAATCAGTCCAAGAAAAGAATGGGAATGGTTTTCACCCTGGGATATGTTTTTAGAAGATACCAATATACATCTAGGTAAGAGAAGTGCTGGTTGGAAATTCTGTTGGAATTTTCATAAAGATAAACACTATCATGATAAAGAAAGTTTATTGGAGTTCATTCGTTCTGGTAGAGTTGTTGATGAATATGGTGAAGAACAAAATGTTGAGGAGTTCATTACGATGGCACTTGAATGGGGTCAACCAGATGGTTGGGTTGTAAATGAAATTTATCGTTTAAAAGAAAGGGCTAAAGGTCATGGTTCTTATTGGACCGATAATGAGAAATATGATGATTTAATGATTGATGGGTTAAGAGTTTCATCAGCAACAGATTTTTGTTAAAAATATTTTTTTTGATTAATGATAAAGATAGATAAAGATATAAAAGTTTGGATAACATCCGACACGCATTATTCACACAAGAATATTTGTAGAGGAACAACTAACTGGAGATTACCTGATGGTTCAAAACCAGAAGAACAAACACGCCCATTTGAGACCATTGATAAAATGAATGCAGCAATCGTCAACAACATTAATAGTGTTGTTGGTCAAGACGATGTGCTAATACATTTAGGTGATTGGTCCTTTGGTGGGTTTGAAAACATCGAGGAATTCTATCATAGATTAATCTGTAAGAATATTCATTTAATATTGGGTAACCACGACCATCACATCGATAGAAATAGGTCCGATATAAAGAAATTATTTACTAGTGTTAGTTGGTTCGAGCAATTCGAATACCAAGGTGAAACACTTGAGTGTATGCATTATCCAATTAGTTCTTGGAACGCGCTTAGAAAGGGTAGAATACACCTTCACGGTCATTGTCATCTACCTAACCATCTAAAGATAAGTAATGGTAGGAGAATGGACGTTGGTTTAGATGGTCATCTAGAGTTCCGACCATATGATTTGCATCGTGAGGTAATCAATCCATTAAAGAGATTACAGATAGGATCTGAGTTAGGTGCATTAGACCACCATATCGATTTATTAGGACACGAGAAACAATGAGAGAGTTCCCCAAACCATTAGCCAATATTATGGCTATTTTGGCTGCGTTTACATTAGGTGGATATGTTACCCAAGAGTATATGTTCAACCAACCAGTTGAGGTGTCCCGCTACGTATTAACATTTGTATTCGGGTTTATATTTTATTTGTACGCAAACAAAGAGTCCTGATATTTATTGGTATGAAATTAATTATCACAGAATCCCAACTATCATTAATCCAAGAATCATCCTACAATGGTTTGTTCGAGGGTGATAGTATCCGTGTAGCATCATTTCATAGAAGAAAGATGCCAAAAGCGGTTGAAAAGAACGTATTAGCATCTATTTCAAAGCAGGTCCCAGGTAACGCAACCTCATTTAAATTAAGGGCCGGTGAATACAATGATCTCGAAATTAATTTATTCGGACAATTATTAGTATTTTTAAGGGGAGATTATTAATCCATTTGTTTTTCTGGGCTTTTTTATGTATATTTGAGTATCTAAACTTAAAATATGCAAAACACACAAGTGCTTATCAGTCCCTACGTATTTCCAGGTTTAAAACTTAACGGATTATCCAAAAAACAGTTTGCATTTCTTAAAAAAGCCGTCGTAACAATTACGAGGGAAGAAATTGTTAACATCGTATTAGAAGGATGTGAAGTTACATTAGAACAATTGGTTTCCAGATGTCGTGAACGCGATATTGTTGACGCAAGAAAAATAACCTGCAAAGTTTTAAAAACAAAGTTTAACTATTCATTAAAATCTATCGGTGATTTTATTGGTGGTAGAGATCACACAACTGTGATTCATTCTATCACTGAGTTTGATTCATTGTATAGTAACAATGATGCGTTTAAAGCAAAGGCGGATAGAATTCTTGACAAGGTTGGTATTGAGATTAGATAAAAATAAAAGTTAGTATAATGTAAAATTACGCATGCAAACAAAAATGATTAAAGTACATCTTAAAGATGGTAAAATTTGTACAGATTTATTTGAAACCCCATCACAAGCAATAAAAAAATACGGCATAACAAACATCGCGAAACTAGAAGAAGTTAATGATAAAAAACTTATCATCACTAAACCTAGAGATTCGCAAATCATTTTAGAAGTTAGCAAGCGAACCGAAGAAGATTTAAAGTTATCTAAAGAATGTGGTTACACATTAGCATATACCAAACCATCAATGGATAAAATCTATAGCGGTATGGTGTTTGTTGAATCATCTGATAAAAATGTGTTGGTATCAGAATTCCAACGCTTAGAGAAGTTCGATAAACTAGTACATTATCACTGGAAGAACATTGGTTACAAGCCGGCTAAAACTTGGAAGGTTGCTTTGTATCATAAGAATGCGAAGTTAATCACTAAAGAAGAAGCGGAGAAACAATATGGTAAATTAACTAACACCATCGGTGGTATTGGTTACATCAATAGAACAAAGGCAAAGTAATATGAAAATATTAAACCTATATGCTGGCATCGGCGGAAACAGAAAACTCTGGGGTGATGAACATCAAGTAACTGCGGTTGAATTAAACCCTTTGATGGCAAACATTTACAAGGATTTGTTTCCGAATGATGAATTGGTTATTGGAGATGCTCACGAATATTTGCGTTTACATTATAAAGAATTTGATTTTATCTGGACATCTCCGCCATGTCAAAGTCACTCATCATTTCGCCATAACATATGTGTTCGCTTTAGAGGAACCGAAGCTCATTACCCTGACATGAAATTGTACGAGGAGATTATATTCCTTAAACATCATGCACAGGGATTATGGGTTGTTGAGAATGTTAAACCATACTATGAACCGCTTATCAAAGGTAATCTTATTCAGCGACATTTGTTCTGGAGTAATTTTGATATCCCAAATATTGAAATGAAGAAGGATGTAATTAGAAAAGCACAGATACCCGACCTAGAGAAGCATCATGGTTATGATTTATCAATGTACAAGTTACCGAATAAACGTCAAGTGTTAAGGAACTGTGTATACCCAGAACTAGGTAAGCACGTATTTGATTCAGCACTTGTTAAAACCGTGGAAAATGTTACCCAAGCGTAAAAGATTTTTCTTTCACTATTTTAAACAACGTAATTGTATGAGTATTCACTTTGATAAAAAATGCACACAGGTAGATGACGTTATATGTTTTGTTCCGACCGAAACAAAATGGAATAAAACACAACCTCATTTAGTTTTGCGTGGGTTTGCACATTCAGTTGAGATTATTCAAGAAGATAACCATACAGTTGCTCACATCCGTTAATACTTTTATATGAAAAGCAAAACAAAAAAACAAAAACCGAAGGTAGAACCAATTAATCCAATTAATTATTCTCATAGAATAAAACTTATGGATCAGTTGCTGATGGATATCGCAATGATGAAAAAACAAAAAAGATGAAAAAGTTAATTATATTTTTAATGTTATTGGGAGTGGTAACATTAGAGGCAAAACCAAAGTATCGAATAGAAACTTGGTATTTGAATGGACAAAAACAATACTTAGCACAAAGAAAAGTTTGGGCTAGTACAAATTATTTCCCATTACCCTATAAAATATGGGTATCTGGGGCTTACCCTTTTAATTATCAATCACAAGCTGAAGATGTTATTAGAAATTGGGAAGAAAACGAACAAAATAGAAAAAAAAATAAAAAATCTGAATTTATTTATATGAATTAAAAATTCAGTACTTATACTGAATTTATTTCAAAATATTTTGTATATTTTTGTGATATAAAAAGTAAATATTATGACTAACACACAATCACACGCGGAAAAAGAATTAGAAATTCTAGCTGATAACACACCAGACGCTGTTATATTGGAATTTAAGGATGAACTATTGGCGTTGTGTGAAAAGTTTGGTAACAGTGGGCAAAGCGGTGGATCTGCGCCGTATGTTGCTGGAGCATTATCTTCTGCGGTAAAGAAGTTATGCTTACAACAAACCATCGCGCCATTAACTGGTGAAGATAGTGAATGGTGTGATGTTACTGAGCAAAGTAATGGTGAAATGTTATATCAGAACAAAAGAAACTCCGCAGTATTCAAAGATGAACAAGGTGTATGGTATCTAGATGCAATTGTATGGTGTGCTGATACACCTGGTGATAGCGGAAACAATTGGGACAACTTCAGTGGTACTGTTGAAGGCATTAAAAGTAGAGGTTACATTAAAGAGTTTCCATTTGAACCTAAAACGTTTCGTATCAACGTAACAAGAGAGATGCTTCCATCTGATTGGGACCAAGAACCATTTTATCAAGATAGTGATTATTATATCACATCTGAGTTTGAGGAAACTGGTATAAGGAGATGGATTCCAGGTGACAAATATCGTTATATCATTAAAGATATGAAGCAATTGGATGAAGTATTTGAATACTATCAAAAGAAATAACTATGGAAATTAATAATAAGATATTTTACTTTAGTATTAAGAAAGCCAAGGACTGTTTGTTTTCTAGAAGAAACGGCTATCAAGGTATATTATTGTTTGGGTATTCAATCTTTCTTAGTATCAAATATATCGAACAAAGAAAAACTGATAAGCGTTTTAATGCTGCGGTGATAGAACCATTATCAAAAAAGATACAAGAAGAAATAGACAGACAGGTAGTTGAAGAAGTAACTAACTTAGCTATTCAATATAAAAGATATGTGGAGCATTGGGGTGATCCTATTGACCCTATTAATTATAAGTTATATAGTATGGAAACGGACATGCCATGCTTTCATACTGAGAATAGATTATTCACTATAAAGGAGTTTGAATGCCAGCGCTTCAGTAATAAAGCATTTAGAGAGATGTGGGAATTAAAATGATAACCAATGAAAACAGCAGTACAGTGGTTAAAAGAACAATATATTGACCGTGGTGAAACAATACCATCAGGTGTATTCCAAGAAGCACTTGAAAAAGAAAAAGAGCAGATAATAGATGCGGCAAAGTCCTGTAATTATATTGGTGGTGCAACAAATATAGAAGCCGAAGAATACTACAACCAAACCTATAACCAAAACAAATAACCTATGACACCTAAAGAAGAAGCGAGAAAGGTAACTCTTAAAAACTTAAAAGGGATCAGAGATAGTACTTCGCTAGAAACCAGTATAAGAATCGGCATATCAATGGCTGATTATGATAACTGGGACAATGGTGATTACAATGGTGATAGAGATTTAATTAATAGACAGGTTGATATTGTTTTATCTAATATTGAAGAATGGGTAAAAAACAATTATATTAATCCAATAAGAAAAAAAGATGAACTATGATAAAACAATTTTTCAAGGATTTTCTGCTTGGCTTAAAAATTGCAGAGGAAAACCGTCACAAATGTCAAATAGGTAAAATATGATCTTCATTAAGAATAGGTTCAAGGATAGATGTCGATTAGGGATTGGCTCGAGCTTTATTTTTTCTGGGGATTATTGCACGGTGGTTAAAATGGGATATAATGGATTTAAGTACACCAATCAATCCAAACCCAATGCCGATTGCTATATGGAGTATCAATTTTATTTAAAAACCCCGTCTGCTGCCGGCAGACAATTAAATCGATAATAACATGAAAATTATTTCAACAATTGCATTAGTAGCGGTCGCAGGTTGTGTATTAACAGCAATCTATTGGGTTGTTAAAGAGTTACCAATACACAGAGACCTCGAAGAATAATATGAGAATTTTAATAACAGGGACAAATGGTTTTATTGGTAAAAATCTATTAAACGAACTTATAAATAACCATATAATTTTAGAAATAAATGAAGATTATTTTAATTTACCTAAATGGCATGATGAAATATTTCATTTATTAAAAGATTTTATTCCCGATGTTATATTTCACGTAGGTGCTTGTTCCAATACGTTGGAAACAGATGTTAATTACATGATGACCAGAAACTATGAATTTACTCGTTGTTTATCTGAATGGGCAAATGATATGGATAGTAAACTTATTTATTCATCATCCGCAGCTAATTACGGAACCAATGGTGTACATCCTTCTAACCTATATGGTTGGAGTAAGTATGTTGCGGAACAATTAGTAATTAAAAATGGTGGAATTGCTTTACGCTATTTTAATGTGTATGGTCCACTAGAACATAATAAAGGAAAGATGGCGTCAGTTGCATATCAAATGTTACAAAAACAAAAAGAAGGTTTGGATATTAAATTATTTCCACTTAAACCTAAACGAGATTTTGTTTACATAAAAGATATTATAAATGCCAACATATTTGCTATGGAAAATTATGAAGAAAATTCTGGTGATTGGTATGAAGTTGGTAGCGGTATTTCAAGAACTTTTGAAGATGTGCTAGATAATTTAAACATACAATACACATATCATGATGAAAAAGATATTCCTAATGGATATCAGTTCCATACTGAAAGTAAATCACATAAATGGATGTTTGGTTGGGAATCTAAATGGAATTTAGAAGACGGTCTTAAAGATTATATTTTTAACCTAAAAAATAAAAGATAATATGAAAACGCTATTTTTAATCTATTGGTTGCTAACAACCATCGCCGGTGTTTATTTGATTATTAAAACCCCACCAGATAGAAAATATCAGGATGATGAGTTTTCATTGCTGGATGTTATGGCGTGTATTTTTCCATGTGCATGTATCGCCTGGGCTGTGGTTCCAATGGTATTATTACACAAAGTTAAATTTAAAAGACCATAATAGTTTCATAATCAATTAATTGTGCTTTATTTAAAAATATTTTTGTGAAATCAAGAATATTTTTTAGTTTTGTGTTTTAAATTAAACAAAATGGATTATTTAGTTGATGGTTTAGGATTTGATACAGCAAAGGAACAATATTTTACTAACACCTATGCTTGGCAATATATTATCCCCGACGCAAAGAAATCAAAAACCTTTATTGGTAAATCGGGTATAACTAAATACGATGTTAATACTGCAATGGGTGAAGCTTCACCAACAAGAGGAAGACAATTTCATCAATTAGCGTTATGGGGTTATGAAGCTGATAGAAAATACATAAAGAAAGGAACAACACAAGAACAGGCGATTGAAATAGTGAAAAAAATGGACTATTTCTTCAAGGATGATATGGTTGAAATTGGTTGGAATTTAAGACACAATAAAGTAAGTAGAGAGATTGGAACAGAGTTTTATGAAGGTCCATCGGAAACGTGGTTAGAAACAATAAAACAAAAATGGAATGAAGCGTTCATTAAAGCAAATCAATTAGTTATAGGTGAAGTTGATGGACAGGATTTAGGTGATATGAGTGTGATGGGTAGTCAAGGTGTGGTTACCGAACAAATCAACGAGGTATTAAATAAACATAAGAAAGTAAGAGCAATCATTCCTTGTGGATATGGTAAAGGATTTTTAGAATTTAGAGGTGTATATAAATTTGATAAAGCAAAGAAAAATAAAATCATAGTTTATTATTGCCACAACATACCCGCAACAAAACAATTATCAGTTAAACACGCAGAATATTCTGACGGAACAATCTATCAAGGAACAATGAATAGATATGTTGTTTGTTCTGAAAAGAAATATGTTAAAGGACAAGCGAGTTTTGGTATTGAAAACTATTCTGCTACCGATGGAAAGTTAAAAGATATTATTAAAGAAGCGTTATTGTCTAAACAAAGAACGGCGTTTTATGTAAATAATAAAAGTGCTGGTGAGTTTAATGATACATTTAGAACTATTGCCAATCAAGTAAGATACACAAAAAAACCATTTGCGTTTATTGATGAGGAACAAGAGTTTTGTGGACACATCAGTTCAAGTAAAACTGATGCTATTTTAAATCCTATTGCTGAATATCAAGTATCATTTACCGCAACTGAAAGACAAAGAGGAACGGATAAAAATGAAGATAGAATTTATAATGATGATGTAGAACATTTTGGTGTGGTTGCGATTGAAATTACACCATCAGAAACGATTACCGAAGGAAGAAGTTGTCCGATACATTTTAAAACTATTGAGGTTTCTGAAAATCATCAACTAATGAGACAGATTGGTGTGAATGGTATTATTGAAAGTGTATTTGGTGATGAGACAAGTGCTGCTGTTAGAGGTAGAATGTTAAGAGCGATAGTTTGTTTAGTAAAATCAATTAAAGAAGAAGATAAAACACATCCTTTATTAGTCACCAGTTTAATTGTTGATACAGAGAACGCAATTATTTTAATCAATAAACTTATTGAACATGGTATTATACCTAATGACTATGTTGTTGTTAGAGGTTTGAGACAAGATGGGTTAGATGAAACAAAAAGATTTAATTTATTAGAGAAAGGTATTATGGTTGGTAGTCCTTGGTTGGTGACTGGTATTGACGCTCCTAACATTGATGCTCTTGTACCGACATATGATATGGGTAGTGAAATCACTGCAACACAATTTATCGGTAGAGGACAAAGACCCGTTGATGATAAAGAATTATCTGTTTATATTCCTATTGATCCAAGTGAAACATTTATACCATCAATGTTGCGTGTCGCTAATAATTTTATATTGGGTGAGAACTCACATAACATCGGTAGAAATACAATATTAGAAGAAGGTGAAGTTATACTTGGTTCAATTCAAAGAAGAAGAATAACATCTGATATTGATAGAGAGGTTAATATGAATGCGGCTTATAGAAATTATTGGGATAATATCTATAATGATTTAACCACTAATGAGATTGGAAGTGCAAGTGACTATTCACATTTTTTACCTTTTGAAGAGGCAAGAGAATATGTAAGGGGATTGGGAATAAAAACCTTAATTGAATATGAAGAATATTGTGTCTCAGGAAATAAACCAAATTTTATACCTTCAAATGCTTATAGAGTATATCAAAACGATTGGTTAAGTTGGGGAGATTTTCTTGGCACTAAACCTGGTTGGAAAGGAGAATATAAACCATTTGATGTGGCTCGTAAATATGTGTGGTCCTTGAATTTAAAAAACCAAGATGAATGGCAAAGATTTTCATCGTCAGGAGAAAGACCATTTGATATTCCAGCAAACCCTAAAAGTGTTTATGGAGAGGAATATATTTCAATGTACGATTGGTTGGGTACAAAAAAAGGTTGGATTGGTTATATGGATTATAATGAACTTGTTAAATATATTAAACCATTGAATATTAAAAGTAATAGTGAATGGAATGACTATTGGAAGAAAAATAAAAAACCTGATAACATTCCCGCTTGTCCACAAAACATATATAAAGAATGGGTTAGTTGGTATAAGTTTTTAGGTACTAAAGAAAAAGTTCCATATGTTTCATACAAAGAGGCACATAAAATTATATTAAAATTAAAACTTAAATCATTAAAAGAATGGGGAGTATGGAGTAAAACTAATAGACCTGATGGTATTCCATCTAACCCACAATTAATTTATAAGAATGATGGTTGGGAAAGTTGGGGTGTGTTTTTAGGAACGGGTGTGATTGCTGATAAGAATAAATCTTTCTTACCATATAAAAAAGCAAGAAAGGTTATACATTTAGTTGGGCTAAAAACTGCGGCGGAATGGAGAGAGTATTCTTCATCAAATAAAAGACCTTCTAATATTCCTGCGGCACCACAACAATATTATCAATCAACAAATGAATGGGTAAGTTGGGGTGATTGGTTAGGTAATGGTGGAATAAACAATAAAGATAAGTATTCAAAAAAAGAAATTGATTACGCAAAAAAATTACTTAAAAGTGGAATAACACAAGATGAGGTGAGAGAAAAAACAGGTATGTCAAGACATATGATGTGGAAATTAAGTAGTGAATTAAAAAAGAAATAAGGTTTTGTTTTGATGAGCAATCCTTGACCCTCGGCGAAAGTCGGGGGTTTTTACATTGAGCGGATATTTATAAACATGAAGTATATAATTTCCGAGGATCAATACAAGAAGATAGCCCAGAGCATTAGCGAGATGGGTGAGAACGATATCCATTTAAAGACGGTTATGGCTCACTACGATGCTGCGGACTTGGAAAGACAAATTGAAATGACCCATGTTATCACCGGAAAGAGGCGAGCCGACCGAAACCGGGTATACAACGCCCTCAGGGAGATGGGATATCTGGAGATTCTCGATGTCCAATATGAACTAAACATACTAGATATGGAATAACCTCACAAAAATGTGGGGTTATTTTTTTTTACAACATTATTTCCTTATATTAGTTTATGCATTTACAAAAGATATTGCTCGGGATATTATTCGGGTTATTGGGACAGATTGGTACCTTCATGCAGTTGCAGGGGTCGTATAAGTATGGTTGGTATGAGAAGTACTATTGGTGGGTTATCTTAGCGAGCGTTCCGCTTGGCTGGTTATATATAAAGTCGGTTAACTATTTCATTGAGGCGTTTGATGGTCAGATCTGGCCGTCCAGGTTGATTGGATTTGGCGTGGGAGTAATTGTATTCACCTTGATGTCCATATACCTGTTTAAAGAGCCCTTAAACATAAAGAATGGCATTTGCCTGGGTCTTGGATTCACAATCGTATTAATTCAACTATTTTATAAATGAGAAGGTTTAAAAAGATAGTAAAAGAATGGAATGAAGCCACAAATGCTGAGATTATCGAAGGAATCAGGGATAATTTCATCTTTGGCTTCCTAGGAGCCACCATTGTGGTGTTTATATCCACCAGAACCGACATAATGGTTCTCGCGGGGTATATCTCCTACTACTACTTCATGGGTAGAATCGTCAACCGACCGAAATATGTAACTTCGCTGGGTAAATTAATAGTATTCCCAATACCTTCAGCACTAGGAGCATTCGCAGGATATAAATTAGCATATATAATTCAAAATTTAATGACATGACAAAGCACTATTTAAACTTCTCTATTAAAGATATCAAAGGAGAAGTATGGAAAGATGTAATTGGGTACGAAGAACAATACTTAGTATCAAACAAAGGTAGAATAAAATCCAAGAGGTGTATTAGGATAATGAAGTTCGAATCCTTTGATGGTTATGTAAGGTTAAGAACCTTTAAGAAAGGAATCAAAAAGAACCTAAGGATACATAGAGCAGTGGCAATGGCGTTTATTTCAAACCCAAATAACCATGAACAAATAAATCATATCAATGGGATAAAGGATGATAACCGTGTAGAGAATCTAGAATGGTGTCGACCTCTAGATAATAGAAAACACGCCTCTGAAGTTCTCGGCTTCAAAAATGGAGATATAATGGTTGCACACCTCGACCGGAACGGAACTATACTAGGAGCATATAACACCTTAAATAAAGCCGCCGGACAGTCAGGCGCATCAAAGGCCACCATTCGCCGATCCTTATATAAAAAACTTCCGACCAGATACGGACATTCTTGGAAAAAAATGGTACTTTTGTAAAAAATAATGTTTTAAATCATGGTTCATCCTAGGGAATTGATTGCTGATATATTTGGAATAGATGATTCACTCTTTGAAGTTGGTGATAGATTAGAATATGAGGAAAATGCGTGGCGTAGATATATGTTTAACAAACCAATGGATGAAATAGGTGTTTATGTTCTTTATAAAGGCGACAAGATAGTTTATATTGGCTTTAGTAAACAACTTCATATAAGAATTCGAAGTCATTGTTATAATAAAAAAATACAATGGGATATTTTTGAAAAGTACCTAATAGGTTGTGCTCTAATGTCTAGATTCATAGAGGAAAACCTTATTATATACTATAAACCCACATATAATAACATTAGCAGACCTAATCATTTTATACATTAATTTCCGACCAGATACGGACACTCTTGGAGAAAAATTATACTAACATAATATATGGAAAAGAAACTAGGTAAAATACAATCAGTTAGATTTGGCCACGGAGGTTATCAGGATGCATGCATTGGTATATCTGTCACACTTGGTGATAGTTCTTGGAGTGTAGGTGATTTTAAAGGTACATGGGACCCTGAGATGGTTACCCGTAGCGAATATACCAAATGGACAGAAAAAGATAGAACAATAGGATTCGACGAGACCATGAGATTCGTTTCCAAACTTCTTAAAGAAGCGAAAGTTAATAGGGTGGAAAACCTAAAAGACATTCCAGTCGAAGTCACCCTTGATGGTATGCTCCTGAAAGAATGGAGAATACTAACCGAAGTGTTATAGCCATATTTATCAGAATGAAAGTAGAAGCATTATTCATTTCCGATGTTCACCTCGGGTCCAAAGGTTCCAACGCCGAAGGCGTTCTGGCGCTATTAAAGCAGTATGAACCGCAAACTTTATTCCTTGTTGGGGATATAATCGACGGCTGGCTCTTAAAAAGAAAGTTCCGTTGGCCACAATCTCACACCAATGTCATCAGGAAAATACTGTCCTATTCCAAAAATAACACTAAGGTAATATATATCCCGGGGAATCATGACGAATTCTTAAGGGAATATGGTGAATTCAGTTTTGGTAATCTGGAGGTGCATAATGAGTATATCTGGAACAATACATTCATTACCCACGGAGATTTATATGATGGCGTAGTTAAACTAAAGTGGTTAGGTATACTAGGTTCCGTCGGATATGATTTCGCCATAACCATCGACCGTACACTAAAATCGCTGGGGATGAAACGCTCTCTATCTAAATTCCTAAAGAGCAAGGTTAAAGAAGCCGTTAAATTCATTACCTCCTTTGAATATGAACTAATCCGCCAAGCAAAGAAACATAATTGCGATACCGTTATATGCGGTCATATACACCATCCAGACGATAGAATGGTCGATGGAGTAAGATACCTAAATTCCGGGGATTGGATTGAAAATAACTCCTATATCACTTATAACAATGGAAAATACCAAGTACATGAATATAAAGGATAAACTCACTATAGTGATTCCTTGTAAGAATGAAGAAAAATACATAGGGAGAACTATACTATCCATAGTAGAACAATATGGTATAAATGGTACAAAAGTAATCATAGCAGACGCTAACTCTACTGATAATACTAGGAATATACTATACGAACTAAAATATACCTATAAGGATATTATCAACATAGAAATAATA